GGAAAACGACTGGAAAGGGCGGTAATTACCGCCCTACCAGTAAAGGTGCTGGCATGACAAAAAAGGGCGTAGCTGCTTATCGTAAAGCTAATCCCGGCTCTAAGTTAAAAACTGCTGTAACAGGCAAAGTAAAAAAAGGTAGCAAAGCTGCGAAAAGGCGTAAGTCTTATTGTGCAAGATCGCTTGGACAATTAAAGCGAAGCTCTGCTAAAACAAGAAACAATCCTAATTCAAGAATTAGGCAAGCAAGAAGAAGGTGGAAGTGCTAATGGCAACAGGAAGATCACAAATACCAAAGAGCGTAGCAAACCCAAGTTTATATAGAAAAGCTAAAAGCAAGGCTAAAGCTAAGTTTGATGTTTACCCGTCAGCTTATGCAAATGCTTACATGGTTAAAGAATATAAAAAAATGGGTGGTAAGTACAAAGGTAAAAAGAAAGCCACAGGTGGAGCAATAAGGTTGAACCAAGGTGGTACAGTCATGGTACAGGGCAGAGGCTGTGGTGCTATGATGAACGACAAACGTAAGAAAACTAAAATACCAAGAAGTTAGTATGAGTTTGACGAAGTGGTTTAAAGAAGACTGGGTTGATATAGGTTCACCAAAAAAAGGTGGTGGCTACAAAAAATGTGGTAGGTCTAAAACCAAAGGTTCTAAGCGTGGTTATCCTAAGTGTGTACCAGCCTCTAAAGCTGCAAGCATGAGCAAAAAACAAATTTCTTCTGCTGTAAGACGCAAAAGAGCAAAAAAACAAGGTGTTGGTGGTAAGCCAACTAATGTTTCTACATTCGCCTCTAGAGGTGGTAAGATAAGAAAATCAAGATCAGGCAACATGGGATTGTTTGGCAGAAGATAGGAGTTATTATGAAAGGTACTAAAGGTATGAAAAAAGGTGGCATGGCTAAACGCAAAGGCACTAAATACATGGCTAAAGGTGGTTCTACCAAAGGTAAAGGTAAAGGCACTAAGTATATGGCTAAAGGTGGTGCTGCTAAAGGAAAAGGCAAAGGCACTAAATACATGGCTAAAGGTGGTATGGCTAAAGGCAAAGGCACTAAGTATATGTCCAAAGGTGGACCTGTTAAGAGAAGAGGCGTAGCTAGAGGCATGGGTGCAGCTATCAGAGGTGGCGACTATACGATTTAACTAAATTATAAGGATTAAATATTGTGGCGTATTTAATATCAAACATACCGCAGTTTAAATGTTGGGTAAGAAAGGAATTTACAGCAAACCATAGTGATTATCATGGTGAGTATTTACACGCTTTGGCTATAGCTGTTAATACACTACCAGACAGATCATTGTCTTTTCAGGTGGTTTTTACAGGTTGCGAGATAGATGACATGGAAGATGCACCTAATGTGCATGGTGGTGCTATGTGGGCTAGGATGCCCATACAGGCACTTGTTGCTGACATACCACTAGATGAACCTCCTGAACCAATGGAAGATCACTTAGCACAACCTTGGGATTGCTTGAGTCATCACCATTCTGTGGTTATTATGGACAGGGTAAGCTCATCTCCATGGATATGTAAGATAGGAGGAGAGTTTGTAACAGGAAAGTATATGTTTACAGTTGACTACACAGATAATTCTATAGCTGATGACCCAGCTCAACATAAACAGTCACATGTGTTATATTTAACAGATGCTGGAGAGTGGACAGGTAATTTTGTAGCTTTACCTAACAACAGAGTAAGAGCAACAAACCCAGCCCTGTGGCGAGTTGGTGAAGGTGCTCCTGACTTTATGCCTTCTCAATGGACACATTCAGCTGAACAACATGAAAGTTACATGGACCCAAACATAACTTTTAATAATTTATATAGTGAGGAAGATTAAGATGGTTGATTTGACAGTAGCACAAAAAAGAAAGTTGGTTAAAGAGCTCCGAGGTGCATCAAAGTTACACGCAAAGCAAGCTGACCAAATAGAAAAGTCACTAAAAAAATCTAAGAAAAAATAATGGCAACAAGTAGCAGTAAGAATTTTGAGCCTGATGTAGCTGAATACATTGAAGAAGCTTTTGAAAGATGTGGCATAGAACTACGCACTGGCTATGACCTAAAAAGTGCTACCAGAAGTTTAAATATTATGTTGGCTGAGTGGGCTAACAGAGGCTTAAACCAATGGACTGTAACAGAAAAGACAGTAGCTATGGTGGCTTCAACATCTACTTACAACATTGACAGCACTAACTCTACAGCTCCTATAGATGTACTAGACGTATTTATTAGAGAAACATCTGGTTCTGAAACAACTGACATACCTTTAAGCAGATTAAGTAGAGCTGAGTATTCACATGTAACTAACAAATCAACCACTGGTAAGCCTAATCAGTATTTTGTTGACAAACAGTTGTCTCCTACAGTCACAGTATATCCAGTACCTGACTTATCAAGCACCTACACTTTGCACATGAATGTATTGACTAGAATGGATGATGCTGACTCAGCGACTAACACGATGGATTTACCATTTAGGTTTTACCCATGTTTGACAGCTGGTTTGGCTTATTATATGTCTATGAAAAGAGCACCACAACTTACAGGTCAGTTGAAAGCTATCTACGAAGAGGAATTTAACAGGGCACTGTCACAAGACGAAGAAAGAAGTTCATTTCATATTTCACCTAATTTAAGAAGTTATAACAACGCATAATGGCTTTCGCATCAAACAAAAACGCCTATGGAATCTGTGATTTAACAGGTTTTAGGTACAAGCATAAAGATTTGCGAAAAACTTGGGATGGTTTGCTAGTTGGTAAAGATCAGTGGGATGCAAAACACCCACAACTCATGCCAAAACCTTCACCTACTGACCCAGAAGCCATTAGAGATGCAAGAGTTGAAAGCAGTGACACTAACAATTTTTTTACACTTTATACTAATGTTGGAGATGGGAAATTAGGCACTAGCCTAACCTCTTTTGAATTGACAGCAAGCATAGGAACAGTCACAGTAACCACATGAGTTTTACACTAGCTACACTTAAAACAGCAGTTCAAGACTACTTACAAGTCTCTGAAACTACTTTCACAACGCAACTGCCTAGATTTATACAAGAAGCAGAAGATCGTATATTTAATATGGTTCAACTGCCTTTTCAAAGAAAGAATGTAACAGGCACTTTAACAGTTAGTAATAGGTTTTTGGCTACACCAACAGATTTTTATGCACCTTTTAGTTTGGCAATTACTAGCAGTAGTACATACGATTACTTAGATTTTAAACATGCTTCTTTTATTAAGGAGTATGCACCTTCTTCATCTGCTACAGGGCAACCTAAGTATTATTCACAGTTTGATGATACTTCTTTTGAACTTGCTCCAGTTCCAGACTCAGCATATACTATTGAATTACATTATTTGTATAAACCAGCCTCGTTAACGAGTGGTAGTGACAGCGGTACAACAGTGTTAAGTTCTGATTATCCAGATGCTCTGTTGTATGGAAGTTTAGTAGAAGGAGCTATCTTTCTGAAAGAACCCCCTGATGTCATTGGTCTGTTTGAGGCTAGATTTAAGGAGGCAGTTGGCAGAATGAAAACTCTATCAGAAGGTCGTGGCACACGAGATGAATATAGATATGATCAGTTACGCACTGGCGTATCTTAATGCAACCCATTGAATCGTTAGAAGGCAAACGCATTGCCATAGTAGGACTTGGTATATCGCAAGTAGATTTTGCTGTAGGCATAGAAAATGGCAAAACTTGGGATGAAGTCTGGACTATCAATTCAGCAGCTGCTGTTTATAAAACAGACAGAATGTTTATGTTAGACCCAGCCAGTCGATTTTTTGACAGCGATGATGCTGGCAAACAGACTGGTGCGTTGACTAGAATACTGCCAACCGCTGACTATCCTATTTATACCTGTGAATTAGATGAAAGAGTGCCTAGTGCTGTGGTTTATCCTATAGAAGCTGTTTGTAACGCTACTCGTTGTGCTTACTTAAACAACACAGTAGCCTACGCTATTGCTTTTGCTTTGTTCAATAAAGTAGGTGCTATTGACCTGTATGGCATAGATTTTTCATATAAAGAAAATATGCACTTTGCAGAAGCTGGAAGGGCTTGTGTTGAGTTTTGGATATGCAAGTGCATGGAAGCAGATATAATAGTAGGTATTAGTTCACGATCTACTGTCTTAGATTCTAATGTAGTAGCCACTGATAGACTGTATGGTTTTCATAGACTAGACAAGCCTTTAGTAGCAATACCACATGAGGGCAGATGGATAATAGAACCATTTGAAGATATTGATAAAAAATTAGCAGAGCATGGTTTGGTTTTACACAAAGATGAAGAGCCACCAGAACCATACAAAGGATGACAGATAGTTTTATAAAATTAGGAAAAGTTGGTGTTCATACCACACAAAACAAAGGACATGACCCTGAGTTTTGGGCAGAGCAAGCAACTAAGAAAATATGCGAAATATCTATGGATGCACCAGAGCATGTAAAACAACAGGCTATGGCTTTCCAAAATCAAGTTTATACTGTAATCTTATATACTATTAAGAACGCAATAAATTCTAAAAACGTGACATATGTGAATTTATTAAGGCAACAAGGTCATGAAGACATGGCTAATATAATTAAGGAGCTTTAAGAAATGGCAATAACATCAGCAATATGCACAAGTTTTAAACAAGAAATCCTTGTAGAAGGACACAATTTAACCAATGGAGCTGACTCAATAAAGTTGGCTTTATATACTTCATCAGCAACTATGGGTGCTGGCACAACAGCCTATGCAACCACTAATGAGGTAACAGGTACAAATTACACAGCAGCTGGAGCAGCGTTGACCAACGTGACACCAACAACTTCAGGCACTACAGCTATAGTAGATTTTGCAGACTTAACATTTGGCACAGCTACAGTTACTGCTAGAGGTTGTTTAATTTACAACAGCACAAATGGTAACAAAGCTTTAGCTACTATTGACTTTGGAGGAGACAAGACAAGCACAGCTGGAGACTTTACAGTCGTATTTCCAGCAGCTAGTGCGACTGCTGCCATTATCAGAATAGCTTAATTTTTTTTTTGAAATGGTAGAGTCAAAAAATGCCACTCACAAAATTTAATTTCAAGCCGGGAATCAACAAAGAAGAAACTGACTATTCTAATGAAAATGGTTGGGTCGATGGCAATTTAGTACGTTTTAGAAAAGGTGGTGTTGAAAAAATAGGTGGTTGGGAAAAGAAAAGTTCTAATACCTTTTTTGATACAGCTAGAGCCCTTCACAGTTGGATTTCTTTGGGAGGTCAGCGTTACTTAGGCTTTGGTACTACATCTAAATACTACATAGACAATGGTGGCAATTACAACGACATCACACCTGTACGAGCCACTACTACTAATGGTATTACATTTTCAGCTACTAATGGTTCATCTACAATCACAGCTACTGATTCGAGTCATGGTGCTGTTGTAGGTGACTTTGTAACCATATCAGGAGCAGTTTCTTTGGGTGGTAACATCACAGCTGCTGTTCTCAACCAAGAATACAAAATTACAGGCGTTGCTAATGCAAACACTTACACTTTCACTGCTGTAGATACAAGTGGCACTACTGTCACAGCAAATAGCAGTGACAGTGGTAATGGTGGTTCTGGTGTTGATGGTGTTTACCAAATTAACTCAGGATTAGACGTTTTTGTGCAATCTGCTGGTTGGGGTTCTGGCACTTGGGGTGCTAGTACATTTGGTTCGACCAGTGCTTTGTCTGCTTCTGGTCAGTTAAGATTATGGACACACGATAACTTTGGTGAAGATTTAATTATAAATCCTAGAGGTGGCAGTATATACAGATGGGTTGAAAACGATGGTTTATCAACAAGAGCTGTTAGCCTGTCAGGTACAACAGGAGCTAATTTAGTGCCAACTGTAGGTTTACAAGTCATTACCTCAGAGACAGACAGACATTTGATAGTATTGGGTGCTGACCCAATAAGCAGTGGTGCAAGAACAGGTGCTGTTGACCCTATGTTAATAGCATTTAGTGACTCTGAAAATGCTCTAGAGTTTGAGCCACTTAACACCAACAGTGCTGGAGATGTTAGATTATCCAGTGGTTCACTTATAGTGGGTGGTCTTAAATCAAGACAAGAAGTATTGGTGTGGACAGATACCAGTTTGTATAGCATGTCATTTATAGGACCTCCTCTTACTTTTGCAGTGAACTTAATCAATGAAGGTGCTGGATTGATAGGACCTAAAGCTGCTACTAATGCACCTAATGGTGTATTCTTCATGTCTAAAAACGCTTTTTACTTTTACAATGGTTCTGTACAGAAACTACCTTGTTCAGTGCAAGACTATGTTTTCTCTGATCTTGATGTGTCTCAAGCATATAAATGCCACGTTGCTACCAATACAGAATTTTCTGAGATATGGTTTTTCTATCCTTCACTAGCAGATGGCACAGGTGAAATTTCTCGTTATGTCATCTATAACTATGAAGAAAATTCTTGGAGTATTGGTTCCTTGGTCAGATACGCTTGGCTAGATGCTGGCATAGAAAACAAACCAATAGCATCAGGCACAAGCTCCTCTGCTAGTTGTTTGTTCTTACATGAAACAGGATTTAACGATGATGACAGTGCTATGGATAATGTCTTTATAGAATCAGCAGATATAGATATAGCTGATGGTGAGAACTTTGCTTTTGTTAAAAAGGTGATACCAGACATTAAGTTTGACAGTCAGACAGGCACAGCCCCATCACCAGCCATGAACATAGTGGTTAAAAGCAGAAACTTCAATGGTGAAAGCCTTACTACAGACTCGACCACACAAGTCACTAGCACATCTACTTTTTCTAGTTTGAGAACACGAAGTAGGCAGTTGGTACTTAGATTTGAGTCAGATGATGACAATACTGCTAGTCGTAAAAACTACAGGTGGAGGCTTGGAGCAACACGTTTAGACGTACAAAGTTCAGGTCGTAGATAATGGGCAAATTATTAGAAACCAGATTGCCTATAGCACAAGGTGACATGGTTTCAATCGAAACATTTAATCGTTTGGTTCGTGTATTGGAATTAAACTTGAGTGCACACGACCCAGAAAGGATTAAGCATTTCACAAACACAGAGACTTCTGAATTGCAATTTGCTACAGGGCAGATTATATTTAACTCTACAGTAGAGGTTCATCAGGCTTTTGATGGCAATGAGTTCAGAAATCTTTATGAACATAGGACATACGTTACTGGTGTTAGTGCTACAATGAGTGTCGGTGCAGTAACTGTTACAATAGGTTAAGAATATGGCTATAAGCGAAGAACTACAAAGAAGAATAAGCAGTCT